AAAGTAGAAAGTGGCTTAATTACATTTGATTGAAATTAACAATAATGGTATTTTTTAATGAGTTTAGATAATTTTAGAAATAGAACAATTATATGGGATACGGTTAATAAAGACTTTCCCCAGCCAATACAAGTAATGCAAGGCGATGTCAATGCAAGAACTTTGTTAATTAAAATAGTTGATAATGGAGTTGAAACTGACTTAACTGGTCATTCGTTAAAACTTACATATCAATATACTAATAGCAGTAATTCAGGTTTTGTTATGATTCCTCCTAAGGACTTAGCTAAGGGAGAGTTTCTTTTGGTAATTCCTACCGAAATGACAGCGACAGGAGTTATTGAAGCGAACTTAATACTTCTCAATAAAGACAAAGAGCAAGTTATTGTCAGTAAGAATCTTACATTTATATCAGACAGTTCTACTGTTTCTTATTTAGCTCAAAAAGTAAATAATAAGATTGATGATTTTACAAAATTATTATTGGAAAATATGCCACAAGTAATGCGTAGTGAGTTGAATGATTTGCATGCTCAAACTGATTCAAACAAGAGCAATATTGAGCTTAAAGCAAATTTAGCTGATATGACGAGCTTACAAAGTGCAATGACAGAGCTTAAAAAAGAAGTAGAAGCATTTGGTATTAGTCCTGAAAATTTAGTTACTATAAAATCGCTATTAGACGCAATCGCAAGAAATGCAAGTGAAGCGGAAGTTGTTGAACTAATAAATTCAGTAAAGGTTTTAACAAGTAACATTTCTCTGATGAGTAACGGAGATTACTCTCCTAAAGCTAATCAAACAGATTTAGAAAGTTTACAGCATACTGTCAATGACCATTCGGCAACCATTTCAGCAAAAGCCAATCAAACGGATTTAGACAACTTACAAGCTAATGTCAGCAGGCAAGGGATTGCAATTTCAACAAAAGCTGAACAATCAGATTTATCAATCACAAATAAAAATGTCGCAACTGCTCAAGAAACAGCAAATAAAGCTGAAAGTGAAGCCAAAAATGCAATGGCAAAGGCTACCGAAGCACAAGCGAACAGTTTACCACTTAATGGCGTCGCGGTAAGTGCACTCAAACTGGCAACACCTAGAAAACTCAGAGTAAATCTTCAATCCTCATCATTTCAATACTTTGACGGGACTGCTGATGCAACTAATATTGGAGTTTCAGGTGTGCTTCCAATTGCAAATGGAGGTACTTCAACAAGTGACGGAGTTATAAATACAATTGCCTATGCCAACAGCGCAGACGGTACGGACGATTTCACCACTGTTTATCCTAACTTGAACTTGATAGACGGAACTAGAGACTTTAGCGGTCTTTGGGAATGGGCAGACAATTGGACAACCGACGGAACTTATAAAGGTCTAACTGTTAAGAAAACAACTAAAAAATGGGGTGGTATTCATAAAACATTTACTGCACCCAAAGACGGAACATATACTTTCTCAGCTTATGTTAAAAGTTCAGGAAGTAATGCAAATATACATAGAGTCATTCAGAAAAATGGAATAGATTATTGGGATGACAGGCTTTATAAGTCTCTTGGAAACAATTTTGATTGGTTAAGAGACAGCTTCACTGTAACTTTGAAAGCCAAAGACACTATGTCTGCCAGATACGAAATATCAGGAGACGGAACAGATTCAATTTTATGGACTGCTGGACATAAGTGGGAAGAAGGTTCAATCGCTACTCCTTGGATGCCTTCAGCTAGAGAAGTCACGGTTGCAGACTATCCGAAGTATGTAGGTTTTAGTAATAGCATTAAACCAAATAAGAAAAGTTCTGATTACAATTGGTTACCAATGTGGTTAGTATCAATTGATAGGGCTACAGGCTCACTCAAGCCTGCGGTTATAGGTATAGATTGCGCTGAAGCACACCCAGTTGGCTCAGTAGTCACAAATACTTCAAGTTCATCATCAGGATATTCCACAGGCAAATGGGAAAACATCGGTTCAGCAGTAATCGGTTCAACAACAATATATTATTGGAAACGTACTGCATAAAAAAATAAAAAGGAAAATAAAAAATGAAATTAGATTATAACTCACGTGAGATTTTCTTTGGTAATGAAGCTCTAATCGTAGCTGATATGGCCCAGGGAAGTAACGGAAAACCAGAGTTCACTAACCATAAAATTGTAACTGGTTTAGTATCAGTTGGCGAAATGGAAGACCAAGCGGAAACTAATAGCTATCCAGCTGATGACGTACCAGACCATGGAGTGAAAAAAGGTGCTACCTTACTTCAAGGCGAAATGGTATTTATTCAAACAGACCAAGCGCTTAAAGAAGACATTTTAGGTCAACAAAGAACAGCGAATGGTTTGGGTTGGTCTCCTACTGGTAATTGGAAAACAAAATGTGTTCAGTACCTTATTAAAGGGCGCAAACGTGATAAAGTTACAGGAGAATTTATTGACGGTTATCGTGTAGTCGTTTATCCTAAATTGAAACCTACAGCAGAACCAACGAAAGAATCAGAAACAGATTCAGTAGACGGTGTAGACCCTATCCAATGGACATTGGCAGTACAAGCGACTGAATCAGATATTTATTTGAATGGCGATAAAAAAGTTCCTGCTATTGAGTACGAAATTTGGGGAGACCAAGCAAAAGACTTCGCTAAGAAAATGGAAGCTGGTTTATTCATCATGCAACCTGATACAGTATTAACTGACAAACCCTGAGGTGCCCGACGGGGCTAACCACGTAGCCTTTGCATATAGCGCAGACGGTAAAGATAGATTCACAACCACTTACCCTAACTTGAACTTGTTAGACGGTACTAAAGATTTTAGTGGAGATTGGTGGCTTTCAGATCGCTCTGAAAACGATGGGACATATAAAGGCTTAACCGTTAAAAAAGGCGAAGGTCCCGGAATTACTAAGCCATTTATAGCACCAAAGGACGGTGTTTACACATTTTCAGCTTATGTTAAAGGTTCAGGAGATTCGGCAGATATACATAGGCATGTTACTTTAAACAATGTACCTGGCGAAGCCGTACCTGTCAAGCCAATGGGTAACGACTTTGATTGGTTGAGAGATTCTTTTCAGGTACCTTTAAAAGAGGGCGATAAGATTTACGCACAATATAATGTAGACGGTAGCGGTGTTTCACGGACTGCTGGACATAAGTGGGAAGAAGGTTCAATCGCTACTCCTTGGATGCCTTCAGCTAGTGAAGTAACAGCCGAAGATTATCCAAGCTATATCGGAACATATACTGATAATGACTCTAACACACAAAGTACAGACCCAGGAAAATATACTTGGAAAAAAAGAATAAGTAAAGGAATATAAAATAAAATGGCAAAACAATTGAGTACAGCACGTAAATTTAAAATGATTACAGGTAAAGACCTTTTCCAACAGCAGAAAGCAATGGATACAGAACTTAAAAAAGAAGACGGAGAAATTACTGATGTGATGGAGTTCGTTCAATATGGTTTATACTTAGCTCTTTTTCAAGATAACATTGTAAAAGCAAAAAGCGACTTTGCAGACTTTCGTTCTAGCTTTGAGTTCGATACTGACGGTAAAGGGCTTAAAGAACTAGTCGAACTGTGGCAGAAAGAAATTTAATGAGCTGAAAGGACTGTAAATGATTTTAAAACATGCAATTAGATACTTAGAGCTAACTGGTTCGGACTTTATTACAGATTTAAAAGACTTTGCAGACCTACAAAATTCTTTTGTCGCTGGATATATTCCTGATGACTTTACAGAGCAAATGGAGAGCTTTACAGACAAGTTATTGATACTTTGGGTAGATTGTAACGGAGGGCTACAAAATGCCTTAGACGACAAAACAGAGCTTCCTACAACTAACGAGTTAATCAATATCTTCTGTAAAACTGTCTTTATTAAAGAAAAAGAGGAAACGGAAGACGATATGGTCTTCTTTTCTTCTAGTTCATTGATTAAGAAAAAGAAAGATACTGTAAGGGAAAATAAAACCTTAGAACTTTTGACTATTTTAGGCAATAACGAAATTGATATAACACAGTTCATGGAAATGGAACTAGAACTTGTTTATAAAATAATCGAACTTATTGCAGAGAAGAAGAAAGAGGAAAAAGAAAAAGAGAAAAGGCGTAAAAGAAAGGGTATGTAATGGCAAGTAATGCAACATTTGAGGTCGAGATATATGGTAATACCACGAAATTCGAGAACTCACTTAAAGGCGTTAATACCGCAATGTCAGGACTTAGAGGAGAAGCTAAAAACTTACGAGACGCTCTAAAACTTGACCCAACAAATACCAGTAAAATGGCGCAATTGCAGAAGAACTTACAAACGCAGTTGGGCTTATCACGTGACAAAGCAACAAAATTAAAAGAAGAACTTTCTACGGTTGACAAAGGTACGTCAGCAGGTCAAAAGAAATGGCTACAACTTACTAGAGATTTAGGGACAGCAGAAACACAAGCTAACAGGCTAGAGAGCGAAATAAAGCAAGTCGAGGGTGCTATTAAATCAGGCTCTTGGGTCATTGACGCTAAAATGGACACTAAAGGCGTTAAGAGCGGAATTGATGACATGAAGTCACGCTTTAGCGGTCTTAGAGAAATTGCTGTAGGTGTATTTAGACAGATTGGTTCAAGTGCTGTTAGTGCTGTTGGTAATGGCTTAAGGGGCTGGATATCTGACGCAATGGACACCCAGACAGCCATGATTGCCTTGAAAAATACAATGAAGTTCAAGGGTAATGGAAAAGAATTCGACTATGTAAGCAATTCTATGCAGAAGCTCGCTAGAGATACAAACGCAAATAGTGAAGATACTTTAAAACTTTCAACAACGTTCATTGGTTTAGGGGATAGTGCTAAGTCAGCTGTTGGTAAAACAGAAGCATTAGTAAAAGCTAACCAAGCGTTTGGTGGTACTGGAGAAAACTTAAAAGGTGTCGCACAGGCTTATGGTCAGATGTCGGCTTCTGGAAAAGTTACTGCCGAAAATATTAATCAGTTGACTGACAATAACACCGCTCTTAGTGCTTCTTTAAAAGACACTGTTATGCAAATGAACCCACAATTAAAGCAGTATGCTTCATTCAATGAAGCTGTTTCAGACGGTGCTGTTTCAATGGAGATGCTCGATAAAGCTATGCAAAAAGCAGCAGACGGTTCAAGCAGTGCTACAAAAACTATAAGGGACACTTGGTCTGGTTTTAATGAAGACTTATCACAAGCCTTACTTCCTACTCTTGAGGCTTTAACACCTGTTATTAATGCTTTAATTGATAAAATGGACGATTGGGGAAAAGGTGCTGGTAAAACTGTATCAAATGTTATTAAGTATTTTCAAGACTTGTTTCAAAAACTACAAGAAAATGCAGCAACTTTAGCGTTTTTAGAGGCTTGGGATAACATAAAAAGCGCATTTGATTCCATAGTTTCTATTATAGCGAACGTCATAAATTCATTTCTTGGAATAAATACAGAAACAACAAAAAACGCAACAAGCATAGACAACGTAGCAAAGAGCATAGCTGTATTTGCTGGAAAGTTGTCAGAAGTTACGAAAAAAATAGCTGATTTTCTGAAAAAAATTAGTGAAAGTAAAACTGCTATGTCAGTATTAAAAGGAACTTTAGTAGTTCTTGCTAGTGCATTTACGGCTTTTAAAATTTCTAAAGGTATATTGGATACAATTAACGCTTTTAAAACTATTGGAACAGTTGCGAAAATGGCTATGGTTCCAGTAAAAGCCTTGTTTGGTTTAATTATTGCTAATCCATTTGTTGCCATAGCTGTGGCAATTGCAGCGGTCGTTGCTGGCTTGATTTATTTCTTCACTCAAACTAAAACAGGTAAAAAGATATGGGCTGATTTTGTAGACTTCTTGAAGAGTGCATGGGATAGCGTGGTTTCATTCTTTAGCGGTATTGGTCAATGGTTCACTGATATATGGAACGGAGCAGTTGACGGAGCAAAAGGTATCTGGCAAGGTTTAGTTGATTGGTTTAGTGGAATTGTGCAAGGTATTCAAAACATTTGGAACGGAATAACAACATTCTTTACTACCTTATGGACGACTGTTGTTACTGGAATTCAAACAGCATGGGCTGGAGTTACAGGATTTTTCACAGGGCTATGGAATGGAATAGTAAATGTTGTTACAACTGTATTTACAACTATCGCCTCTTTAGTGACAGGTGCTTATAACTGGTTTGTTACAACTTTCCAACCTTTAATTAGTTTTTATCGATCTATATTTGGTTTAATTGGTTCGATAATTAACTTGGCATTCCAACTTATATTGGCTATAATTCGTGGTGCTTATCAATTAGTTCTTAACGCATGGCAAGGCCTGTCAGCTTGGTTTGGTGGAATATTTAATGCTGTTAGTTCAGTAGTTTCAACAGTATTTAGTGCCATTGGTGGCTTTGCTGTTTCAGCTTGGAATGTACTGGTTGGCGTATGGAGTGCAGTAGCTGGTTTCTTTGGCGGAATATTCAATGCTGTAAGAGGTATCGCGTCATCAGTATTCAGTGCAATCGGTAGCTTTGCTTCTAGCGCTTGGGGAGTAGTTCGCTCAATATGGAGTGCAGTTTCAGGTTTCTTTAGCGGTATATTCAATTCTGTTCGTAGCGTTGTTAGCGGAGTATTTAGCGCCATAGGTGGCTTTGCTTCAAGTGCTTGGTCAAGAATTTCAGGTGTATTCAGCGGAGTAGGTAGTTTCTTTAGCGGAGTATTTAATGCTGCTAAAAGTGCAGTTAGTGGAGTATTCGATGCTTTCGGAGGTTTTGCTTTAAATGCTTACAACGCAATAACAGGAGTATTTGACGGACTTGGTAGCTTCTTTAGTGGGATATTCGGAGGAATTAAAGACACGATAGACAGAGTTCTAGGCGGTGTTACAGGCACGATTGACAAAATATCAGGAGCTATTAATGGTATTGCAGGTAAACTTGGCGGAATGTTTAAAGGTTCTATGGTAGTAGGTTTGCCAGAATTTAACTTATCTTCTAGCGGTTACGGTTTAAGCACAAATAGCGTATCAAGCGACAACAGAACGTATAATACATTTAATGTGCAAGGTGGTGCTGGACAAGATGTTTCTAACTTAGCACGAGCAATCAGACGAGAATTTGACCTAGGGAGGGCTTAATGGTAAGACAGTACAAAATACATACCAACTTAGACGGAACAGACGATAAAGTTTGGGACGTTACAAATGGAAAAGTTAGATTTTACCAGCCCTCTAATTTAGGGTTACAATCAACTAATAATATCTGGCAAAGTAATGGTATTGGAGTAATGGGGACACGCTCAATTACTCAACCACAAATAGAGTTTAAATTAGAAACGTTTGGTGAAAGTTTAGAAGAAAATTATCGGTTAATGAAAGACTTTATAAACGATATTCTTAACCAAAAATTCGTTACACTTGAATATCAAACAGAGATTTTTCAGGTGTATGCTGATTTAGCTTTAGCAGATATTACAAAGACAGAGGGTTATGGCAAGAACGGAACTTTCAGCGAAAAGATAACTTTTGATATAGTTACAAAGTGGTACACTTACGAAAACTTAACTTTCGATATGGTTCAAAATGGTAAAGTTATTTCTGGAAAGTCTAAAATTTATGGCGGAACAGCACCAGGATACTATACGTATGTCGAAGGAGTTTCTTACACTTATTATGGAGAAACAAACATAGAGCGTTTAAGTCGTTGGGATATAAAAGACGAAATATTTAGTTTTATGGGGATATTATATCCGAAACTACCTAAAACACCTACTGGAGTTAGATTTTTAGACGATATTGGAAATGAATATACTGCAATTGTATTCAAGACGGAACAGGTGCAAGACTATATTTTAATTAATACAGATGTAAATGACGAAACTTATCAAGGTTGGAAGGGGACAACTGCTCTAAATTTATTCCCTGTAATGGACTTTGAGCGATACAGAACTCGTATAATTGAAAAAGGTCAAATGGAGCTAATCAATTTAAGTAAGGCAGAGTTTAAAATCAAGAGAAAGGCGGACTTCGTTTAATGTTAGAAGCCAATGTTTATGATAACTTTAACCCTAATTATTATAATATATCTGATTTTACTCTTACTAATGGTAAAAAAGACAAAAGAGGTCTACCAATACCAAAGGCAAGATGTCAAGTCATTAACTATGAACTGTGGGAAACAGGTTATCTTTACACTTCATCAGCTACATTGACCGTTTCGGTAGAAGTTGGCGATATTGTTCAAATACTTTTTCCTGAAGTTGTTCCAATTGAGGAAGCTCCAGGTAAAAAGAAAAAGCTGAATTTAGATATGGTTTACCTTGTGATAGATGTAGATGAAAGTAATAAAGCTACATTAAAGAACTATTTTTGGGCAATGATTGAAAGTCTTGATGTTCCAAATGCAATAACTAAAACGACAAACTCCGCTATCATTGACTATTTGATTGACCCTAATAAGAATGATTTAATGAGTTATGGCTACTTTTTCAATTCAAGTATCTTTGCTGGAAAGGCTACGATTAACCGAAAAGCGGAAACTTCATCAGCTCATGACGTAGCTAAGAGGATATTTTCCAAAGTTCAATTTCAACCCACTACAACTATTCAACATGATTCATCTGAAACAGACCCCAGGAACTTGTTATTTATTAACTTCGCTTCTAGGAGTTGGAACAGAAATAGAATCACGACAAGGGTAGACTTTAAGCAAAGAGTGGCAGTAGAAACCGAAACAATAGTAGAGCGTTCAGCTTATAATTTCGCTGTTGTGTTTATCAAAAATAAGGAAGCAGACGACTACATAGACCCTCCTAAAATGTACACAGCAAAAAATAACGGCGATGTCATTGATTATAGCACTTATCACGGAGACGGAACAGACTTGCCAGATGTAAGAACAGCTAAAACATTATTTTATGATAGAGATGACCATGGAAACCCTCCTGATATGTCTACTGTTAAGGCTGAAATTTCACCCTCTACAATCGTCACAAGATTAATTTTTAACCAAAACGAACTCTTACCTTTGTATGTTAATGACTTGGTAGATATATGGTATGAGGGTAAACTATATTCGGGTTATATAGCAGACAGAGTTAAAACAGAGTTCAATGATAGACTTATTTTTGTAGAAAGTGGAGACAAGCCAAATGTTATATGAGTATGTTGCTACTTATGGCGACAAATATAGAATAGATAGCTTCACAGGGTACAGAGAGCTACGTAAAGACCACTTAGAGCTTTTGTCAGGTAAAGTATACTATAATAGCAAAAACACGCTTAGAATCGAAACTACGCTCTTGTACGAAGTAGGTCAATTTGTATCAATTGGAGGTTATCCGTATGGCGGTAGAAAATTTAGATTGTTGGAGCTATCAATTACTGATAACCCAGTTTTAGATAAAGCAAAGATAATTTCAAGAAAGGTTAAAAATGACAATTAAAAACTTTACATTTTTCAGTCCGAATGGTACAGAGTTTCCGGTAGGTTCAAATAATGACGGAAAGCTATACATGATGTTGACAGGAATGGACTACGGAACTATTAGGCGCAAAGACTGGACAAGTCCGTTAAATACAGCTCTTAATGTACAATATACTAATACTTCAATTATTGCTGGAGGTAGATATTTTGAACTATTAGACGAAACGGTAGCGTTAAAGGGCAATTCTGTAAACTATATTCATGCAAATATCGACTTAACGCAAACAGCACACCCTGTAAGTTTATCGGCTGAAACTATAAATAATAGCAACCATGTCGACTTAAATAATAGTTTTGGTGTCCTAAAGGTTTTGATTGATATCAGAACAACTGACGGACTAGGGGTAATCAGTTCTGAAATACCAAAACAAATAACTACATTGGACGAATTAGCAACAAAGACAGCTAAAATTGAAGACTTGACAGTCAAAGGAGATATCAAGGGCTGGACTAGCGTTTCAATGCAAAACGTAGCTAGTGCAACTCTTCAATATAAAAAAATTAACGGTGTCATTTGTTTACGTGGTTCAGGAAACTGGGGTGCCTTTAAATCAAATTCTGCAAAAGTTGTCGGAAGTTTGCCACCAGAAGTAAGACCAACTGATAACATTCAATTTGAAATGACAACACAACGTGCAAATAACAACAATAAACCAATGGAACTACAAATAGATACTAACGGTACGATAAGCGTATGGAGTTACTCTGCTGGTTCAAGTAACTATGGCGGTGTCGTAGGGACATATTTCCAATAGAAAGCAAAACATAATGATAACGAAAATGATTTTAATAACTATCTTAATTTTAGCGATTTTATTTGCTACATGGGTTAAAGATAGAGAAGCGATGAACCCACCTTTCAATCGTAGACTTGTAATTGACTTAACTGTGATATTCTCTCTGTGGGTTTTGTATGCAGTCTTTCACTTTACGCAAACACCCTCAACTTCTGATATTGCAAAAACTGTAATTAATGTAGGTTTGTTATACTTTGTAGGACAATTTATTTATTTGATTGCAAAAATCAGTCCTATGTTCGACGGTTTGGTTAAACTTATCAAAAAGAATGGTGTAAGTATTCCTGAAGTAGAGGAAGAACAAACGGAGGATAAAAAAGAATGAATATAACTAATGCTGGGGTACGTGGTTATAATCCTACTGGGGTTGTAATTCACAATGACGCTGGGTCAAATGGTGCTAACACTGGTTTCTATAATAGTTGGTTACCTAATCACGATCCAGAAAATGGCTTTGCACACGTTTATATCGCTTCAGATGGACGATTACAGGCTTCTGATTTCTCTAATATGGCATGGCATTGTGCTAACTCATACGGTAATGCAAATTATGCTAGTTGGGAAGTGTGCCAATCAGAGGGCGATTTAAGTCAGTTCTTGAGGAATGAACAGGCGGTACTAGATGACGTAGCTAAGTACATGAAACAGTGGGGCTTAACTCCTAATCACGATACTGTGAAGCTACATCAAGAACTATCATCTACTTCATGCCCTAGACGCTCCGTAGAAGTACATGGAGGAACAGTAGAAAGCTGTCGTTCATACTTTATCACAGAACTAAATAAACGCCTTACAGGTAAAAATACAAATACAAATACAGAAAAGAGAAAATACAAAATGTTTGCAATTTATTCAGACGGTTCTAATAAACAACTTTATATCCTTAATGTAGCAACAGGAAAAGAAAATAAAATCACTAATGATGAACGTAAAGCAATTCTAGCTGATAACGTTATGAAAGAAATGGTGGTTGACTTCGGCAAAGCAAATCGTACATCACTCGGAAAATCTAACGAAGCACTTAAAAAATTCCGTTAATATAAAAAAGAACCTCACTTAATTGTGGGGTTTTCTTTTGTAATTGAGCATATTTTAAAGAGGATATACCTACTTTCTATTTTTAATTAATTTATTTTGTTTTTATTTTTTACCAAGTCGCCCAAGCTGTACCACCTGAACCTTGATAGATACTTACAGCTTTGTCTAAATAATCTTGTGGGCTTAAATTAGATACTTGCCCATGTACGTTTTGCATGATTTGAAGGTAACCCCAGCATGATAGTTCATTCTCAACATAAGGGTTTCCACTTGATTCCTTATAAATCACATCAAGCCATTTACTAGCACTTACTCCTGTCTTACTTTCCATATAATTCGCTGCTATTTCTGGACTAACTTTCGACCAATCATTTCCAATAACCGAGCTTGTACTATTTTCCGTAGCGGTAATAGCTTCATTAGTATCACTTGGTATATTTCCGTTATCGAGTCCATTATCATTTTCTCCGTTTCCAAAAGTTGCCTGTTCAGCACGTTCTTTATTTTCTCTTTCCGATTGTTCATCTCCAGTTTTTTCTTCTTCCAGTTTTCGATTTTCTTCACTAATTCGTTGTTCTTCAATTGCTTTCTCCTTAGCTTGCTTTATATGCTCATATTTTGCTTTCTCTTGCGTTTTAAACTCTTGTTGATATAATTGTGCCACAATATCATTAAAGTTGTTATTTGCCATTTTATGAGCTTGCTGAATTAGTACAATACTTCTAATTGTATCGTCTGTTAAAATAAAGATAATTACTCTCCTTTTTATGCTTCAGTTGCTTACCTGATTAATGGCTTCAATAATATTATTGCCAGTATTTATTAGAAATTCATCACTTACAGTTACACTCTTTCTTGAAAACAGTTCATTCTCAATCTTCATAAAGTGCATTGCTTTAGCTAAAAATTGAGCTGATGACTCATAGTATAATGTTTCTAGTTCATCATCTGAAAGCTGTGTTAAATCATCATTAGCAAAAGTTGTAAGTTTTCGCTTAATCTCTTTGCCGTTGTCATCTTCTTCTACGTAGTAACGCTTCATTTATTCATTCCTCTAATTTCAAATTTTTCAATAATATACCGTTTAGATCCTAACTCAAGGCTTACTAGATAATTATTAAAAGGGTCTTTTTTGTTCAAGTCGTTAGCAATCTTTCTAGCTGTTGACCGTGGATATTTTGAACTATTAATCTGACTTGTATACTTGTGTAATATTATCTCATTACCTCCCTTTGCATTTTACGTTTCAACCGTTGCTTGTACAGGTATTCTTCACTTGGCTCTAAGCTATATAATATATCATCTAATAAGTCAAAAGCCTCTCCTCCAACTACTGCACTATCCATTTTTTTAAGTGTAATATCGTGCATTTCATCATCATTAAAGAACTCTTTTAAATAAGGATATACAAATGCTTTAGGCAATCTTTTTTTATTTTTAGTAACGTTTAAGTTCGGCGCTCTACCTGTTTCAGCTTTAATTTTTAACTCAAGCAGACTCATTCTACTACCTTGCTCTTTTAGCTTGCTGGTGATTCTTTCATATAATTCTTCGTTTGTCATTATGCTATAACCTCAATTATTTCTGTATGCTTTTTAACTTCATGTCTTTGTTCTTCTGGAAGCAATTCATTCCATTTTAAAGCCTCTTTTTTATCATAAAACTTACGTGTTTTAATTTCTTTTTCCAATATCCAAGATACTGTGTAGTATGTAAATTCGTCTTTCATTATCCAATTACTCCTGTCTTTATATTTAGTCTTTGCTGACTTGATAAGTGATATAAATTGCACCACTTACAGTAATAAGCTCTAACTGGTATCTTACCAGCTTTCTTTTTATTATGCTGTGCATTTACTATTGAATATAAAGCACCCATTTTTGTGTATTTGCGTTTTTTACACATATTATTCACTAGCTTTCTTAATCATTGCTTGCTCATAAGCTATAATCGTTCCTTCAAACATAACACTTTGGATTTCTCCTTGTTTGATAAACCCTTTTTGTTCTAATTGAATCACTTGTTTTGTTAATCCTTTTAATGTAACTGCTATTGCTACTTTAATTTTGTCCTTAGGTTTTCTGTTAAATAATTTCATTTGTTTTTTCACCAAAACTTTCTATTTTCGTGTCTTCGTAATTAATTATCAAAAACACTCCATTCATTTATCGTAAATAATTCAAAGCCATTTAGCTTACTTTGCTTTTCAATTGCCGCCTGCTTATTATCTTGCTCTCTTAGCAGTTCAATTATAGGTCTACCAATATCAAACCACTTGACGACCGTATTAGCTTTAAGTCCAAAATACTTAGCACATTGAGCTTTACAACTAAAGTGTAGTTCTTCTTCTGTAATAGGGTTATAAGCTACTATTTCCCTATCCTTTCGCATTGCCATTATTTGACCACCTTTCTATAAGACAATAGTATCAAATTATCTTATGTCTGTCAAGAATAAACTTTAAACCTCTTCAATAAAATGCAAATATCTTTCATTTATTCTTCTGTGAAAGTTGTATTGATTCCATATTCGTTGACGATTTGTTGTTTTCTAGTTGTTAATACTATCATTGTTTTGTTCTCCTTCATTTCTATAAGACTATAATATCAAAAAAAGTTCATACTGTCAAGCATAAACTCTTTTTACTTTCATTATTCTACTTTCCTTTTAAAATGTTGTAAATGCTTAGCTACTTCATGTTTATCAATTTCTTCTTGTGTCCAAAAATAACGTTTTTGATTAGGCGCTTTAAGGAAAAATTCCAGTCCAATATCTTTTGCCAAATAGCCGTTTCTATCATGAGGCTCTGGAATACAGATATAAAATAACTCATCTTCTTCTACTTCCCATTTATCACGGTTCAACAATAACCATAAGTGAACTGCTTTAGTATACCCACTTAATCCAAATACTTCTAAAATATCTTTATATTTCTTTGTATCGCCAAGTTCTACTTCTTCAAACAATTTGTCGAAAATTTCTCTGCCAAAACGTTTACTATATATTGTGTCATCAGTATCTAATGTTTGATGTTCTTCTAGCCATTCGTTCAACTCTTTAGAGATAATAATTTTTTCTGTCATTTTATTCGCCTTTCCATTGTTTAAAATCATCAGCTATACCTTGTATAAAGCCCATAATGTCGTCAGTAGTGTACTCTGTAAGCTCATTCTCGTTACTTAAGTTAGCAAGTTCTCCTGCATAGTCTAAGGCTTTTTTACGGTCTTTGTCGTAGCTTTCACCCTCTTTCTTGCCAGCTCTCACTAGATACTTCAATACCTGCATTGTATACCAACCTGCAAGCTCTTCGTAGTTAAAATTATGTTTCAAGTATTCGTTAAGTTCCACACCGTATTCGTTGGCATAGTGATTATTTTCTTTTAAGTTCATTAGATGTTACCTCCAAGCCATGCAATAAGCAACGTCGCAAGCATACCTATCCAAGTGATAGCGATAAGTGTAAAGCCGACACCTGCAACCATCATTAAAGTTTTTACTGTATCTTTCATTTTGTTCTCCTCTATTTATAACTCTATTCTATCAAATTACTTTTACTTTGTCAAATATTAACTGTTTTTAACCATAAATAATTTCTCACATTTATCATTTCTTGTTCCACTTCGGAATTTACTATGTGCTTTATCAAAAGAATATACAGCTTCAAAACGTTCATCTGAAATTGAATGACTCGAAATAATCACGATGTTAGTTTTATCCATTTCAAATGCCCAGTTATAAAATTCTTGACTATCAAATGAATTTATGTAACTACCTTGGTCGGTTTGTTCATAAGGGGGATCAAGATATAATATAGCATTTGAAACTTTACTAAAGTCTTGATAACTTTTATTCGTTACTTTCATATAATTCGGTTTCTCAATTTGTCTAAACTGTTGAAGCTGTTGAAGTCTCTCAAATTGTTGAAGTCTTTCAGGTCGTTCAACTGCTTTCTTATATGTTTCTGTCTGTTTATAACCATTAAAAACGTCATGATTTTCTATAATTTCTTTAGCTAGATTATATTTTAGATCTGAAATTTCTTCAGAATATAAGTATCCTCTCTTATTATTTCCAAAAGAGTTAATCAGCAATTTCAAAAAGTCATCTGTTGTCTTGTTCTCTTTAGCCTTAATCTCGAAGAACTCCGTACGTGAAACAATAAGGGTTTTTATCCACTCAAGGTCTTGTGATATAACTCGTTCAAATGCGTTGGTTATATCCTTGTCTAAGTCGTTGTAATACACTTCTAAACCATTTAAAATACATTCGGCTGTAATTGCTCCGCCACCTCCGAAGATGTCGTATATCGGCTTGTCTGTGCCAAAGTTCTGTTTGATGATTTCAATTATCTTCTTGCTTATCTTTTTCTTACTTCCTTGGTATGGTAGTCCGATTGGTCTACCTTTTCTAATTTTCTTCTCGTCTAACTTAAGCATTATTTATTGTCTTTCTAGTTTGGTAAAATTTATTCCAGTTTTCTATAAGTGCCAGCAACTTAGGTTCATTATATTCGGTAAACAGTTCAATCTGTGATGTACACCAGCAGTGTAGACAGCGATCGCAACTATAACAGATGTTTATATATCCTCTGCAATCTTTGCAAACTCCTAAACCGTCACTCGTTGGAATATCGAAGCAGTGGCAATATCTTTTGTCATTAAAGTATTTTCTTTCCATTGTTACCTTTCTAGTTTATTTTATATACTATTATATCAAAAAAACTCTAAGCTGTAAAGCCTAAAGTTTTTATCATTAATGTTATTGTTATTTCAATTTATTCTTGAACCAAATGATTCGTTCTTTGAACCAAGCGTCAACTCCTTCAGGTCGTAGCCATTTCCCTTGCTTCACACCGTTTTTTTCCATAAACTTAATCACTTTATCAGGAGTTTCAAGTTCGCCAAATAAGCTAGGTTTAACAGCGTTAAATTTACTAAACATTTCCAACGTTTCGATGTAGCTATCTTTCAAAAGTTCCGTGTCAAGCAATTTCTGGGCTTTCTCTGCACGTTTAGCAAGTCGTTCGTTAGCTTGTTCCAGTTGCTCCTTTTGTAGCTGTAAGCTCAAGTTATGATTGATATAAGCAATTTGCTGTGCATGTCGTCCAAGTTTGCCTTGTGTATTAAGCTCGATCAGTTTAGCTAAACCCTCGCCAAGAATTTCATCAGCTACAAGATTATGCTTGTATTTTTTATTTGTGTTTCGTACGTAGTTGTCAAGCGTTTGTTTGATTTTAAGTTTTTTGTGTAGTTCTCTTAATGTTGTCAATTTAATACTCCTTCATATATTTTACCAAACTTCAAAGCGTTAATTTTAACTAACTGTTTCAAGTCTGATATAAATTGCTGTTCTCCGTCGAAGTCAAATGGCATTGATACATTTTCCTTGATCCAAGTGAAAGCTCCGTCAAAGTCTTGTCTTAGTAAGCTCATTTTATCCACGATGTCGATTATTTGTTCTTTTTCTTCTGCTGTGTACATATAATAGCAATTTTACCTTTTATCTTTCTTTTTATCTTTATGCTATGGCTTACAGTATTCGGAGCAAGTCCCACAAACTTAGCCAATTCTTTCAGAGAACTAAACTCTTTATTATCCCAAATAACTTTTTTATTATTAGCTCTTTTGCTATTTTCTTTTGGTGTAACATATTCAAGATTAGATAAATTGTTATTTAGTTTATTTCTATCTACATGGTCTACTTGTAACTCACTTGGACCTAGAAAAGCTTCTGCCACAACTCTATGTACTGTTCTTTGTTTATCTAAACTTACATTTAAATACCCATTACTGCTAAGTCCTTGTTTTAACATTTTGTTAGTTTTAAGACTGAAAATTTCTCCGTTTTCATAAACTAACCAATGTTCTCTATAAAGTTTACTCTTCATAATCAAAAAGGTAAATCTTCCGTGTTAACTTCAATCGGTTCAGAACCACCAAATAAGTCTTGTTTAGCTTGTGATTGACTATTATTATCATTATAGATAAATACTTTTTCAACCGTAGGGAAAACAAAGTTGTAATTTACGTATTCGCCTGATTCCTTAGCTTGTACACGACCGCTGATCGTTACTGTGTCGCCTAATTGAATGAAGTCAGGCAAGAAAGCCGAACCATATGCAACTTTTACATTAGAACCTTTTTCTTTTTCAAACAAAGGAACTGAAATAATTTTCTTATCGCCTTTTGCTGTGTTTACTGTACGTGTGTTTTTTTCGTTTACTTGTGCTGTTACTGTGATGATTGCCATTTTTTATTTTCCCTCTGTTGCTTTCCAAATTGTCATAATATCAAAGATTTCTTTTTTTGTCTTTGTTTTAAGTAGTTCCATATTAGGATATCCTAGTTCTTCAGCTCTATTTAGCGCTGGCTGGATCTCACGAAGTCGTTGCTTTTCTGCTTCCAACAGTTTCTGTTCTTCTGTCAAGTCGGGAAGGTCTTCGTTCGCATAAATGTATAGCCCTAAACCATGACGAGCGATTGCCTTAACTAGTCCACGCTGAATGGCTTTATTTACGTCCATTGAAGTCAGTTTTTCAAGCGGAATTGACTGGTTTCGATAGTCCATAACAGGTAGATACTCAATGTGTTCTAAACCCTCAATAGTCATTCCAACTTTAACCCAAGCTGTACGACCGTCTGTGTGGTAGTTTAACCCTTGTTCGTTTTCATAAACTTTGCTGTTAGCTTCAGGATATACTTTTTTAACTTCAGACCATGCAAACGCCCAAGATAAATAGTCAAGATTGTTCTTTTTACTCTTTTTGTCATTAACATTAATGATACTTAAAGTTTCAAATACGCTCATTCGATGACCTCTTCTTTCCAACCTTGGTTTTTAAGTTCTTCAGTAACTTTTTTCACAACTTCTTCAAGCTGTTCTTCATCAAATTTAATATTAATTTTTTCCATTTTCTCCTCTTTCAACGATAAATACATCGCCTTGTCTTGTGATTTCAATGTTATGTTTGAACATTGGTAGGATCCAACCTTCGTCATGGTAATCCCATAATTCGCTTATCAAGCCATATAGGCACTCGTTAGGTTCCACTCTATGCTTTGTCTCGTTCATTTCTTCGAGCTCTTTAGACAGCTTTCTTACGCCTCTGGCATAATGTTTACTTGCTTTTTCTCTGGCCCTTAAACTTTTGTAGTTGCTTTTCATAAATGAACTTTCTAATATCGTCTTTCTGCTGTTTTTCCTCTTTATCAGACCAACCGACCTTTTGACCTTTTCGTTTGCCACTTTGGTAAACTCGCCTGTTATCTTCTGGAAAGCCATTTCTCTCGAAGTACATTCTAGCATATTCAAAATAATTTAAGCTGTTGATGTACTGCTGACTTCCTTTTTTATGATAATTGAGAGTAATTAATCGCCTTTCAGCTAGTTCTTTAAAAGATGTTATCATATTTTTTCCTTAATAACTTCATAACCGTTAATAACGGCGTCTAACATTTCTTCTTTTCCATTGAATTGTTCAAATGGTTGTTGTTTTGTTGTCTCATAAACTTTTTCATAACCATCTTCAAGAGGGTAGCCCCAACCCCAACGCGAAATATAATAAAATGCTTTGCTTTTATCTGTCCCAAATGTTTTAAGATAATCAGCTTGTTCTTTTGTTAGTTTAACTACCATTTGTTAGTTCTCCTTTATTTCTATATATATTATTATATCAAATTACTTTTACTTTGTCAAACATTAGATGATATTTTTTTATTTATTTCTGATTTTAATTGCAAGGCTCTAATTAATGCACGTTTAGAATATTCATTTTCGCAAGCTGTGTGCAATTCCTTAGACTGTCTGACTAGAAATTCAGCACGACCTAGCCACACTTTAAAAAGCTCGTCATTGTGCCATTCTGCTTTTATCATTTCTTCTAATGCACGATACATCCAGCCATACACTTCAGCATGTAAATTAATCGCTTTGTTCTTATAATTAATCATTTTCTGTTACCTTTCCTTGCTCTTTAGCTAAGTCTAAGAAAGCCAGTGCCGATTCTTTCGTCGTTTCGATTGGAGTTTCCTGTTTGACTTCTTCAATTAGTTCGCTATCTGGTTCTTTTTTCGATTTATTAACGCAAGTAAATACCGAATCAACGTATGAAAAGTTTAAATCATCGTCAAACTGATATCCACGCGCTTTGACTGATAACTTAGAGAAGTCGTTATGCTTGCCACGTTTAGGGCTTAACATTAACATAAACTCTGCCCAAGCTGTAAGAGTAGAACCACCTAAGGCGTCACTAGGCTTTACCATATATGCTTTATCGTCCATTGAGTTGGCATAAGCTGATTTGTTTGCATGAGCTACCAGTAAGAAAGTCACGTCTTGGAAAAGTAATTTAAGCCGTGTAATTCTTCTAAGCATTGGTTCAAAGTCTTTACCATAAATAATATCGCCATTTCTTAGCATGGTCATTAGGTTATCCAATATAACGAATTTGATGTCATTTTCTTTGATATACTCATATAACAAATTCATGTGATTGGAATCATCAAGCATAAACTCTCCACCTGTCAAAAAATGTAAGTCTTCTGGTGCAGTGTCTTTATTTCTAAGCCTTTTGTTTAGTTCTCTGTCCGTGTCCTCATTGTCGATGTATAGTGTCTTACTACGCTTTGTGTCATAACCAAAAAAAGGTAACCCTTGCGACACCATTAAAGCCATGTGCATTGCTAGAGAGCTTTTAAACGACTTAAACGGTGCTACAAGTATTCCAGCTTGTGAACTTGGCATTAAAGTATCAATAAGCCAGTCATCTTTTAAATTTATTAAGTCTTCACGCTCTTTTAAGTGCTTGGCTGTCTGTACTTTATCAAATATGTTAGTCATTTTTTTCTCCTTTAGTATATAATAACAAAAAAGACTTGAAAAGTCAAGCCTTAAATCTATTAAGTTCATAAATATGTAGCCATAAGCAATAGGCTAGTCACTAGTTACCTCCGTTGGCTCTGACTCTACGCAATAAACTTTATAAGGACTTTCTCTTGTCTCTTTGTTTATATAATCTCTCCAAGCAACAAAGCTATTATTTAAGGCCTCGCATTGATCTACCGCTTGATAGAGTTTATTATAATAAGCTAATTTCCTACCTCCTAAAGTTTTAACGGGTTGTTCTGGGTTAATTGTTAATGCTACATAATAAAATTTCATTTATTTCTCCTTATTTAAATCTATTAAGCAATAAAATATGAATCAATAACCAAATACACCATAAAAAAGCAACAAATAAATAAATACTTTTACTTGTAAAGCCTAAATATCCATTTAGAACTATTAGAATAATATCAAAAACAATCTGTAATATAAATCCAATTTTCATCTATTCTCCTTTTTCTAATTCAATGCAATGCTTACATTTAGGATTGTCTACATGGATATATTCTTTTACAACTTCTTTTTTTAAACTTTTTATTCTAAGTTGTTCTTTTTTTAGGTCCATGCAGTGTGATATTGACCAGCCACAACCACTACATTTAATGCTTTTCAGTTTGTAAGGTTTGTGTTTTGTTGTATAACTCATCTATTTTCTCCGTTTATTTTATATTTATCAAATCTTAGATATCATTTGAACCAAGATAAATCAATTTCATTGGCCAAATCAGCAATTTCTTTCAAGGCTTCTTCGTCTGTCATTCTTTTCAAATCACATTCTTTAAGTTTGCGTTCGATTTCATCAGCTGTTTCGATCGCCTCTTCTAATGATTGAGTTTTGTTAAAGTTTTTCATATTTTCTCCTTTTCTTATACCATAGTATCAAACTATCTTACATTTGTCAAATATTAAATTCTATTCCGTGCTACTTTTTTAGATAGCCCCTAGCCCCTAACGTGTCGTATAATCCCAGCAAGTTAAAAGAAAAGACTACTTAATTTCAAAACTTTTCTATAAATAACTCTGTCAGACTTCTACGCGTCACGGAGTGTTTCTGTTCACGACACTCATGGAACTCATAATCTTTTATTTCATGCTACGCTCTAGGCTATTTGTAAAGTAATCACATTTTCAATTGAGTCTAGGTTTTAAGCAACTATCCTGACCCTCAAGCGTAAAGATTATAAATGACTTTCGATATTTTCAACTTTATTCAATATTGAATTCTCTATTTACATTAGTTACAAGTCATTCAGCAACTAACTATTCAATTACATAGATAATAATAGCATAGACATTTTCACTTGTCAACTATTATATACTTATATTTTAACATATCATGTTTTTCATAAAAAAAAGTATGACATTACAAAATATCAAATTAAATCAAACACTCCGGAATTCCTTTAGAAATAATACAAACAAGTAGCTTATTGTGCTTACTGATTTCTGTATATATAAACAGACTCAGTTTGTACTTACGGCCTTAATCTCTTGTCAAATCGGCGTAGCATAATAAAAAGCCACTAACGTGGCAGTTATATTTTTTCTATTTTTATTCCTTTTAATTTACTATTGTTTTTTAAGTAATAAGATATATTTGATTGTGTTGTTCCAAAGTGTTCTGCTATTTCTTTTTGACTTTTGAAAAATATATTATTCCATTTATATTTATTTTTTTTATTCCTTGTATGTTTTGCTCTTTCGTATAAAGAACCTCCTAGTCTTTTGTCTCTACGTCTTACATTCTCTTTATGTGTAACTATTTCTAAATTACCAACATTATTGTTTTCTTTATTACCGTCTATATGGTCTACATCAAAACCGTCTATTTCTCCTAGAAAAACTCTTGCTATAATTCTATGCAAATATTCGTTTTTATAATGTATAGTCACTCTGACATATCCGTTATTTTGTTTTGTTACGGTTGGTTTTTTATCTACAACATTTCCATTTTTAGTGATTCTTTTTATCTTACCGTCACTAGAAACTAAATAAATACCTTTATATAATTTTTGTTCAACTTTCATTTATTCTCCTTTACTTTTATAGTATACCATTTTATAATTATTTTGTCAATAAATAGATATTATTACGATAACACAAAGAAAAATATGGAAAAATGCGTTTGATATAATATATACATGAGGTCGAGAGAGGAAACAAATAAATGACTGACGAACAACTTTTATATAAAATGGAAACTTTGTCAAGTTATGATTTTAGCGAGTTTCTTCATGATTGTTATGTTAATGGATTAATAACAACACGACAACTTTTTGAGTTTAAGGGAGAATAAAGAAATGAATAAAGAGCATATTTTATCACAAAAAGAAGTATTAACTCCGATTGAATACGAACACTATATTAAACACTTATTTGATATCGGAGAACTAAGCAAAGAGTTTTATATTGAATTGAGTTCTGATTTATGAGCAAAGCATTAGCGATTGACTTTAGCACTTCTAATACTGGTTATGCGTTTCGTAATCCTTTAACAAATGAGTATGTAGTTGGTTCAATAGCAGGTGGTAAAAGTAAAGATCCTTTGGAACGTGCAAAACAAATTGCTGACGGTATAACAGAAATTATTGAGCATTACAACTTATTTGATTATTTTATTTATATTGAAGAGCCTATTATCACGTTCAAGTCTAAGGGTAACATCTCATTGATTAGAGCTAACGGTTCATTCTTAGGAGTCATGCGTAACCGTCATAACATTGGCTATGTTGATATACCAAACAGTAAATGGTGCGGTTATCACTTAATCAAAGGTAAGAGTGCATTGCGAAAAGCACAAAGCATTGAGATACTTAAAAGCTATAATATAGTACCAGAAGAAGAAATTAATGATGACCAAGCAGACGCCTTTTGTATCTTACTCTATGTAGAAAGTCAGGAGAATAAATGATTGTAATTAACATTATGACTGTATTATTGTCAATATGGTTCTTGATATCTATGTTTGCTAATTGGTACAAAGAAGAATATAAAGAGTCACTAATATGCTTATTAATTAGTGTAGTATTATTTATAAGTGTATTTGGATAACTTGAGGAGAATAGACAATGATTGTAATTAATATTGCCTTGGTTATTCTTGGCATTTTATATGGTGTAGGTTCAGTTACAAACTTTAAAGAGTGGTATTATCGCCACGACTATCTAGCTATTATACTAAGTGTATTTACATCTATCTTATTGGTGGTGGCTGGAGTATTAAACGTTTTGAATTAAAAGAATAGGTGTACTGATTGACGGTACTTAAATGTTATAGAGTTGACAGCCTAAGCAGAGGGTGCAAGGTGACGGGAATGCCTTAGTTAAATGAGTGTCGCCAACTAACAGCCCTTTGTATTTATAGGATATAGCCAAATTGGTATGTGGTAGTCAGAGTCGCAATCTGGTACTGGTTCGATTCCAGTTGTCCTAGTTCTCCTTTATTTATTATATGTTAGTACGTCATAGAAACTGAAAGCATATAATAACACTTGATATAGATAATAGTAAGAGGTAGCGCCTTGAGCTAAGGAATGCTGGTGCAAGTCCAGTCCAAGTGATGTGTGGTGTATAGTCCACATGTAAAGTGTCTAATGGCACAACTATACTGAATCATATTGTGGGCAACTGTGCATGGTTGCTAAGGTATGAGGTTAGAGTAATTGAAGGAAGTACAGGTCACGACTGTGTGGGGTTCGATTCCCTGCTACTCTGTTTCAATTGAATAGCTAAGTGGCTACTATTAAAGGGTCGAGTAGTTAGTGAGTAAAACAGCGGTGTACTAACAGCTTAGTGTGTAAGGACAAGTGGGTTATGTCTCGAGTATAACGTAGGTTCGATTCCTATATGTCCTATACTAATATAGTATCTAATGAGGTAGTCATAGTTAGTGGTATAGCATTGTTGTTATTGCTATGGCTTGCTATTAAGTTAAAGTGATTGTGAAAAATATTTTTCCATAGGTACCCCCCCATTAATCGCTATGTTAAAGGAAATTT